ATGCCGTCAGTTGAATTCAAGTTCTGATACTTCAGAGCCAAACCCGTAAACAGACCATATTGAGGGTGGCTGATCTGGTCGCGGCCATCAAGAAAATACAACTCTTCCAGCCATAGCGTTCTAGCCGCCATAGCCTGGATGTCCTCCGCGCCAGGCTTGCACGGAATCATCGGATCTGGACGTTGCATTACCAAGGAACTCCAGAACCTGAAACAGGAGTGCGCTGCACGTCAATTTGTGACTGGAGCGCAGCTTCGATTTCAGCAACCTTTTCTGCACCACCAAGCTTGGCTTGCAGAGCTGAAACTGCCCAGCTCTCCGTCAAATCTGCATACGGCGTCAGATCTGAATCAGATTCAGGTTGATCCAGACCAACGCTGCCATACGCACCAGCAGAGTAGGTGCCGTCAGAAGCTGAAACGGTGTAATGCACAGTTTGCACAGCACCGTTGCTCAGCTGACGATCCATGGTGCCAACGGCCCATGTGAACGTTGTGGTGGGTGTAGACATTGGGGAAGTCCTTGCAGGTGAAGTTTAAACGCAGCTAGCTAAATCAACCAGTGAACACCAGTTGTTCGCCAGTCAGCTGCTCAAGCAAACGAACAGCTTTCAACATATCAACGTTAATACGCTTGCCGTCTTTTTCTGAGTAGTAGCTCCACGCCATATCTTCAGATGGACCTTCGGGGATAAGGTCAAAGTTGTGCGGCGAAAGAGTCGTAACGTTGCCAGCTTCGTCCCGAACTTTTAGTTCAGAGCTGCTGCTGACATCTTCGGCATAAAGCTTGACTCCGTTAGTGGCGCTAGCTGTTGGGGCAGTTCCATTAAAGATATTCAAAGCACCTTCGCTATCGATGCGGATCCGCTCAGAGGCAGAGCCGTTTCCACCTGTTGCGAAGGCAAGACCATTGCTTGACTGTTGTATTCGGCAATCGTGATCCTCAGAACTGTTTGTCTTAAAGTCGATAAATGCCACCGAATCATTTCTGTAGACCTCCAAACAGCCATCATTGCTAAGCAGTGCCCCTTTGGTGTTATCAGAATTTTTTGCAAGAGCGCTACCAGAAACTGTTAATTTGTGCCCTATACTGGTAGTGTTTATACCAACATTGCCAGAGCTGTCGATCCTCATTTTGGCAGTAACGCCATTTGTAGCGAAGTCTAAATTTGCTCCAACAGATGAAATATAGTTAGTCCCTGCACTATCTTTTAGTTGTATCCTTGCGATTGAATCTCCTGATTCAAGATTAGCAATGACGTCAGCTGTGCTATCAAAAACTGTTAACTTGTGAGTAGGTGACGACGTTCCAATACCAAGCCTGCCATTACTAGACAGGCGCATTCTCTCCGAATTGTTCGCCCTGAAACTTATGGCGTCGGAGGCGTGAAAGTATTGAATAGAACCAACATCTGAATCATCCTCGTCACCGAAATAAATAGATGATTGGGAACTTGAACCTCCACTAATCTGGACGGCGGCTGAAGAACCAGTTACGTTGTTTCCATTGTGGACAAACAGAGCTGTACCAGCAATAGGATTAGATCCAGTCCAATCACTACCTAGACGTCCAACGTCAAGTACAGCCTTAGGATCTGTCATTCCATTGATACCAACTTTGCCTGCAAAATATCCTTGGCCTTTGTAGCTAACACTAAATGTGTCTGTGTTGCTGTTGTTGCGGGCTCTGTACGCTTTGTTTGTATCAGTAGCCTGCGTACTTGGCGCACGTGAAATAATTCCATTGGTATTACGAACTTCAAGCTGACCATCGCCAGTAGTCGTTCCAACCAACAACCGCCCAGCGCTTGTGATGCGCATCTGCTCGGAACCTCCACTTGTTGAATAGAATCTTAAAGCGCCGCTACTGTTACCATTATCAAAATCAAATCTACCGTTAGTCTGAGCCAGAACAATATCGTCTGTTATATGCAACTTACCGTCAACACTTAGTTTTTGGCTAGGCGACGACGCTCCAATGCCAACATTGCCAGCGCTGTTGATATATAAACGCCCTGTACCTGCAGTATTAAATTTGAACAGATCTGAGCTGTGGTTGTATTCAATGCTTCCACGAGCAACACCACTGCTATCGTCAAAGAAAATGTTACCGTTGCTGCTGTCGCTAGTGCGAATGGTGATGCCAGTGTTTGAGCTTCTGTGAATGGTCAATCCATCAGCATTTGCATCTCCTGCAGTCGTGGTGCCTAGGAGCAAACGGCCTGAGCTGTCGACGCGCATTGTCTCAGTGGCGCCACGACTGAAAATAAATCCCCGATTTGATGCTGTCTCGTTAGTTTCCTCTGTACTTACAAAGTTGATGCCGTCATTTGTGTGCTTAATAAGCAAAGCGCGGTTAAACCAAGAGCCAGCAAATTTAGCGATATTGTCGTTAGCGGTATTAATCTGAGCGTGCAACCTTGCATCAGGCAACGAGGTTCCAATGCCAACATCGCCAGAGCTGTCGATAACAAGCCGCTGCGTGCCGCCCGTAGACACACCAACACTATTCGCAGCAGGAAACAGAATCCCCGTATCCTGATCGCCTGCATTTGCAATACTTGGTTCGCTTGCCGTTCCATCCGGCGCATTCCGCAGCAGGTCCTCTACCGAAACCTTGTTGGTCGTATCGGCACTGACATCAACGACCGGAAACACATCCGTTCCAGCCAACGCTGTGACGGCAGTCAGTTCGGTGATTTTCGTGTTAGCCATGAGGTCAGCCCAATAACAACAGTTTAAAAGCGGATACTCAGAAGATCAGCACCCAGCACTCACCATCACCACCGGAACCTGAAACGCCGTCTTCTGCGGCACCACCGCCGCCGCCAGGAATTGAACCATCAACGCCATTGGTTGAACCGCCTTTTCCTGCACCTCCGTTTCCAGCCAAAATACTGGTGCCACCAGCACCGCTTTCATTTCCGTCAGCAGCACATCCTCCACCACCAGCACCGCCGAATACAGCATTGCCCCCGGTGGTAGCACCCTCTCCACCACCTTTTTGTTGTTCTCCGTATCCGCCTGAAAAAATTGAATATCCGAAATCGTCTTTGGTCGCTGTAGTTGATCTGTCGCCACGGCCAAACGGTGTGCTGCCTTGAGCAAACTGACCGTCATCATCATCACCCCCAATACCGCCATAACTGGTGACGTGGCCGCCAAATGTTGAATTAGTTCCGGTAGCACCATTGCCATCAGACGATGTGCCTTGACCACCTTGACCAATCGTGATCGTCTCAGTCGCACCAAGCTCTGATAACGGGAAAACGCCAAATCCACAATTAGATCCGGCTCCACCACCACCACCCTCGCTGTTATCTGCACCGCCAGCACCACCACCGCCCCAAATCAACACAATCGCAGTTGATCCACTGCTGGGCTTCGTCCAGGTGTGCGTGCGGGTTGAGCCAGTGCCCGTACCAGCAGCAAACGTATATTTCGTGAACGAAGACGACGTAATGACGCTCCACAGCAACGACGTGCCGTTTGTTGTGAGCGCCTTGTCTGCGTTACCCGTTTGACTTGGCAGCAGTGCTGCAATCGCAGCAGCAACAGTGGTTTGGCCCGTTCCACCGTTTGCAATCGGTGTTACGCCACCAACTTCAAATCCGGCAGGGTCTAAAACACCAACAGTGATCCATGCACTGTTCGCGGCATTGCGGATCTTCCAAGTGGGAGGTGATGTGCTGGTGTCAACCCACGGCTGAAACGCAACCTTGGTTGTCGGCTCAGACGCACCAGAACTCTGCGTAAACAGCGCCTCTAAATTGTCATTAATGTCAGCCCTAACGTTCGGAAACGTGGCGTTCTGAATCGTTTGGTCTGACTGAGGAGCCATTAGAGGGCACGACCGAATCCAGTTGCAGTGTAACTGAATCCAGTATTTGAAGCACCTGACAGCGTTGCCGTAAACCCTGTCGTGCTCTTAGTTAACGTCACAAAACCATCCGCGCCAAGGTTGGTTGGCGTGATGATAACTTCTGGTGTTTGATGGAACGCATTGTCAAAAGTCACTGCATTGCCAGACGTTCCAGTGCCAGTCTCTGTGCGCCGCGCTAGCTCAAGCGTTGCACCTAGCTGATCCACCGAAACGTTGGTCAGCTCATCAGTTGTTTCTAGTTCTGCCTTGATCTGAACGTGACGGCCCTGCACTACAGCAGCAACAAACTCAGCCCATGGCGTGTAGTCAGATTCAGATGGTGATGCAGCCGTTGCCGTCCTGAAGTACGTCACCACATTCACCACATCAGACGTGGTGCCATCAAACAGACCAGTGGCGTCATCAAACAGGCCAGAACGAGCATCGAACAAAATGCCTGTTGTCTCAGTCGGACTGCTGACAATGCTGCGGCGGATGATGAAATCAAAGGTGTCGCCAAAGTCAAAAGCGTCTTGGAACTGATATTCAGCCGCTCCATCACCAACGAAATACAGGTTGTCGGCATAACCCAAGGCAACGTATGGGTCTGGCACTAGGTCAAGGTTGCCTGAGACAACACTGCAGTTTGTCTTTGTGCCGTTGAACGGCGTGCTCAAGTTATGTTCTGCATAGGTTTTGGCGGTGTAACGAGCTTCAGGCTGTGGCAGTGAAACCTCAAATGCCGTTTCAGTTTCAGAGCGAACACCTAGAAAATCCTCTGCCTTGACGAAATACGTTCCAGCAAGCAACGGCACCTGCTTTTGCGTTGAGATGCCAGACACGCTGTCCACAATGCGATTGCTGGCGTTCCATTCAGCAGAAGCCAGCGCCCGTGGATCGTGCCTAATGACGATGCGGCCACCCAACTGCACATCAAGTTCATCAACCTTTTTCCAGGACAGGATTGCCAACGTGTCAGTTGTTGGCGTCAGGCTCAGATCACGGATGTCGTTCGGTGCAGCGCCAAGACCTTGGACTGTGTAGTTAGCCAGTGCCGGTTTGCTGAACAGGATGTTGCTGCTGCTGATGCAGCTCACCTGGACTTGGTAGTTGCCAGTTTTCGCATCAAGAATGTCAAACGTTGTGCCTTGAACAATCACCTCAGTGAAGTTGTCATCCTCATGGCGATAACGAACGCGGAACCGCTTGGTGGTTTGACCAGCTGGAACGCGCCAATGCCATGTGATCTTGATGGCAACCTGACCATTCAGGACAAACTGAACTTCTTTAGTTGGCACCGTTCCACCGACAGGCACCGTCGCCAAAACCTCAAGGTCTTCTGGCGGCTCAGGAATAATGTCAAGGTTGGTGGTGTCGCGAGTTTGCAGCGCCTCGCCATCCTCAACAAACGCATACTTGCTGGCGTTATAGGCAACAGCACTGATCGTGTAGAGCATGTTGTCTTGCTCTTCAATCGACAACACACGCCAAGTCGTTGGCTGGATGTCTGTTGCACCCGTGCCAAGCGTCTCTAAAACCCAAATGCTGTTGGCGTTTGGTGTGGCTGCAAAGTCACGGTCAACTGTGATGACGCCGTTAGTGATGTCAGTGACACGCAGTTTTTCGTCTGCAACTTCACCATCAACCGTTCCATCTGGAAGGATCACATACAAAAACGATCCCGCGCCGAACGTCAGGTCTGTGTTGGCTGTGTCGTCAACAGTGATCGTGTTGCTGGTGGCAGATTTAATTCGTCCGCCTTTACGCGCACCAGAGATCACAGGGTCTGCAATCTGAATGATCTGCCCTGGGCGTACGGTCTGCCCTGCATCAAGGCTGCTGGTAAAGCTGACGACTTCTTTTTCGTACTTCTCGGAATACAGAATCCACTTGCCGATGCGTGCAGCTTGACCACGGCTGGTGCAAGCAAAGGCGCTGAACTCCTTACGCACCACCCCATACTTGGCGATGCCGTCATGATCTTCAACAACCTCATAGGCCGTGTCTTGCAGATCAATGTCTAGGTAGCTGACAACAACAACGGTGGGGCGAGTCTTCAGGCTGCTGCCGCTGTAGTTAAAGCCCTCTTCCGTGACGTTGGCATTGGTGAACAGATAAGCCGCATCTTTTGGTGCGTCCTGCTCAATCGTCAGGCTGCCTGCTGCCCAGAACCCTTGGCAGCGCATGACCGACAACAGGTCATTGACCAACTTGAAGGATTCTTCTGCTGTTTGAATCGTGGTGTTGCAGCTGAAGCGTGCCTCTTGACCGCCAAAGCCATCATCAACCAGTGCGTTGGAGTATTTTGACGCTGCAAAAAACGCATACTTGTCAATTTGCGCGGTATCAACGTGATTGCCAAACCCATAACGGGTGTTGGTCAACAGGTCATAAAGAATAAAAGCAGGGCAAGATGTCCAAGTTGCAGCGGCAAACGTACCGTTCCAGACAAAGTTTTCTGGGTAGATAATTCGGCCAGTGTCAGAGTCAACCGTGACACCTGCAGGAATCTTAACCTTGACACCTTTGACCAAATATTTACGGGTTGGGATGCTGCTGAACTGCTCAGCATCAACACGCAATGCAATCAATGCGCTGTTTGGATAACGCAGCTTTGCGTACTTGATTTCGGTCATGCTTGACCAGCTAAACGCATTGGTCAGCAAAGCATCATTACTGTCCTCGGTAACTCGCTCAACCTTGATGTCTACGTTGTCGGTCGCATTGGGACGATTCAGCGTGACCAGATAATCCTTCTGATACAGATCAGCAGTACGGCCTGAAATGGTGTCATCAATTAACGCATCACCAAAACCACCACCTGCATACTGAGCAAAGATTTTTAGGCGAACGCTTGAACCTAACGTATCCCCAGTTTTGTTATTGATTTTTTGCAGCGAAGGTATTGATACGGTTACACGAACTGCATCAACGTCATCGTCAGTGATCGTCTCGGTGACGGAAACAAATTGCGTGACAGGACGATTTACGCTGCGCTCGTTTTCCGTCCCAGACGTAATTGGAATGTATGTTTGCGCCTGTGTGCCGTTGCGGGTGTAGACAGTTACGTCTTCAAAATTAAATTCGTCTTGTGCGTTCTGGAGCGCAGTACCGTTCAGAAAAATTGACTTGTTGCCATCAACCAAGCCCTCAATCTCGCCTTCAGAGATGAGGTCTAAGACCGTTGCATATTGACGAGAGTCAAGGCTATCAGGCGTTGTTTTTGGTGAGCGGCTACTGCCGCCACCGCCTTTGCCGCCGCCACCTGCACCAATAATCGTGGTCATGCTTGCACCTGCTCAGTGTCAATGCCAGCAGAGATGACAACACTGCCGGTCAAGGTTTTGCCATAGACAATTGGAACTGGCGTTCCACCACGCGAGGTGTTTTGAATGCCGGAGAACGAAAATGACTTGCGTGGATCTTGAACGGTGTCTGAGCCTTGAGGGATTGCAGGTGTTGGTGAAATCAATTGTGCAACGCCTCCAAGAATTAACGCTCCACCAAGCAAACCGATTTTTGTGGCAAGGGTTCCAGCTATGGGCAAACCACCCGGTATCAAAGTCAAAGCAACCAGAGCAACTCCAGCAATAATCTGGCTAGTAGCGCCACCCGCACCAACAATCACCGGCACAATCTTGATTTCTTCCTGCCCAACAGGACTATGCAAATCATCCAGCGTCAACGCGCCATCACCCACCAGCACCCTGTAATTTTGATCCGCCATGTGGCGGTCAAGCTCAGGAAAATTAGCGATCAGCATCCGCACTGCCTCAGCAGCAGATGACAGATCAGCCTCAATCACCTTGCGGCCAACAAACTCAGCTAGCTGCCCGTAAAGCCTGACCTTACGCAACATGACGCAGCCGCCTACCTGTACAGGATTGTAGCCAGCCCCCATAGAGATCTCTAGAGGACAACCTCTCCGAAAGGTGATGCAGCACCATGCCATCACCGATGTAAACCGCACAATGATTCAGGCCGTTGCCGTTGATCTGCATCAACAACAGATCACCACGCTCCAACGACTCATCTTCTGCAAGCTCCCGGAACCCAGTGGCGGCCCACGCGCCATCAAACATTGGAGCGGCTAAGAACTGTTCTGGTGTTGCTGGCCTGTCCCAGTCGCGCAGGTTGATGCCTTGCTCTGCGTACCAATCACGCGCCAGCGTCCAACAGTCATTCACTGCCCAGGTCCACTGACGACCAATCAACGGGGCCTTGTAGCCGCAAGGTGTGTACTCACCCCACGTTTCGGTTCTTGGGTTGACGATATACCAGGGCAAGCCATGCTTCTCTGCTGACACTTTGTCGGCTTCGCTTGCGATTGGTGCGGTCTTTGGATGGCTATGCACAATGCCAACAATCTCACCTGCATCGTCTGCAGCTGCGTAATCCGCAGGATTTAGGACAAACATGTCCTCTAGGTTGTGCGCCATATTCCGGCACGCCCAATACTTCCTGCGCCCCTTGACCACAACAACCAAACCAACCGCTTCCCATGGATCGCGATCTTTAGCGTCTTGAAGTGCTGTGTCGCGCCAGGTCATGCGAAGAACGTTCCAATGCCGGGATAACCACCAAACGGTAGCTCTTTGTTTTCACCAAATCTGCACTCACAGCTGCTCTGACGCTTTCCGCATACGTCATCAGCATCGCTGGTCACTTCCTCGTCATTAGCGTTGAAACGAGTAAAAGTAACGCCATTCACAACTTTGCCTGGGCCAACCGTTGGGTCATAGCCACATTCAGCAGACTTGTAGACCCACTGACAACGGCTGATGCACTGACGCTTTGGTGCTGGGACACCAGCAAGATCAAACGCTGAAGCCAGCTCAAACTCAATCAGATTGCGGTTTTCAGCTGACTTGCGATCGACGTAGTAAATCTCTTTCGGGAAAATTGCTGTGCTGTCCGGCGTTCCATGCGGGTTGCCACTAGATGTTCTAGCTGTAAAAATATCGCCTGATTGAGTCGTTAAAAAGTCACCATTTTGAGCAAGTAATAAAACCTCTCCTTCGTCAATAAAATTTTCGTCATCGATGTACCGCGCCAAAGTACGGATGCGCGTGACCTTTGCGCCTTCTAAGCCGTTTGGCAGCGTTGCAATTAACGCTGTGATCGTGCTGAACAGGTTGCTAATCCGAAGTGTTGGACGCGGCAAGCTGCCTTGGCCGTTGTATGCAAAACCGTCAGCCTCCATCGGAATGGAGGTGTAAAGCTGCCCGCCAAAAACCACACCACGACCGTCGTTTTGACGACCACCATCAAAGTAGTACGTCTGATTAACACCGTGCTGATCAGCGTTTAACTCAAGCTGGAACAGCTCAATGATCTCCGTTGGCGCAATGCCTTGGAGTTGACTGGTAAGGTCGGCGCTGGATTGCTGGTCGTCGTAGCCAGCGTTCCAGTAGCCGGTGACGACGTAGGCCATGCTCAAGCAATAACAGCTTTAACTACGGCAAAACCGATAACGATGGCTTCAGATAGGGAGCCGCTAGTGATGTTGCGAACGTTGATGCTGGCTGAACCTGCAGCACATTGTGCATTCAACAAGTACGCGCCAGCAGTGCCACCGCTGACATGGTTGAGCACAAGCAGGTCAGTCGCTGCAATCGTGGTGTTGGTCAGCGTAAACGACACTGTGGTGTCAGCTGCCAAAGCAGCATTGTCCAACGTAATCTGCCCGCACTTTTTGCTCAGCGTTACGCCTGTGCTTTTGGACGTTGACTGCGTAACCGCACCACCATCGCCGGTCACATAGCCAGCTTTGTTGTCGCGAAGATCCGTGAAGTTGGTGTCAACCTCGGTGTGGGTGAGCGGGCTACCCTTTGTCGCTCTAGTGGTGATAGCCATTACGGTTCAAACACTTCGCGGAATGTTGCCTGTATCGTAGCCCGGTTCAAGTAAGGGATCGACTTAGACCAGTTCTCGCAAACCCACTTGTAGGTTATTGACGAGCCAGGTGGTTGCCAGTCAAACGATGCGTTGTCACTGGCGCGTGCATCTAGGAACGTTTCAATTGTGTCGGCATCAGTTTCTGACACCTCAAACGTCAAAGACCAGACCTTGGGATTTTGGTTGAGGCCAAAAGTCAACCTCTGTTCAAATCCGTCAAGGAAACGCACAGTCCGCACGTTTGGCTGACTTCTTTTTTGCGCGTTATACGTTGGCGTTATCGAAGGGAAAGTAGCCATCAGCGAGTCAGCAGTCCTCCGGGTCGTTTTTGCTTGATCAACTCAGCTTGGACAGCAGCGCCAATCGCTTTGCCCAGTTGTTGAGCAGATGGACCGTCGCCTTGAACAGACGAGCCAGAAGCATCCACATTTACGGTCACGTTAGCCCCACCTAAAGCATGGTTTGGTGTGATGCCCCCAGACACACCAGGAGTGAACACCTCCGGTCCTCTTTCTCCAACGATGTAAGACCTGCCACCTGTAACTGGCCCACCGTTAGCCCTAAAGATGTCAGCGATTGCGCCAAAGATGCCGCTGCCACTGTCTTGGCCTAAGCCGAAGCTGCCAAGCGCGAAATTCATCAGCTGTCGGCTTGCAGCATTCAAAACGTTAGACAGAGCTTCACTTGCGCTTGTAGCGCCCAAAAGTGCGCCAGTTATTTCCTGCTCAATAGTTTGGCCGATTGCTGCATACAATTCATTAAGGCGTCGTGCTGCCTCTTCCTGCGCTTTCGCCGCATCATCCGCAGCCTTCTTCCTCTTCTTTTCCTCTTCTGTGTTTCGCCGTGTTTGCTCTTGTTGGTGGAACAATTCGCCAGTCAACTTGATAGCTTCATCAACCAAAGCGGCATTGTCTTCTGTTCTAATTCTTGTCAGAGCAGCGATGTCGTTAATAAGTTGTTGCTGCCGCCGCATTTCCGGCGTACTTTGCTTCTCGATCGCAACCTTGTCTTTAAGGGTTTGCACTTGACCTTTTAAGCTGGCGAGAGGATCTGTCTTGCTTGTAGTTCCCGCTAAGGCGCCCCCTGTTGGAATGATCTGATTGACAGGAATTGGGGGTTTAGCCGCTGCCGCTGCCGCCGCTGCTGATGCCTTAGATGCTTCAAATATCTCTTGCGCACGGGCCTCAACTGCCTCTGGGTCAGCCTTCCTAGTGCCTCTACCCATTACGCCACCTAATTCTTCTCGCGCTTGTCTTCTTGCGCGATTCATTTGGAACATCTCAGTCAACTTCGCAACTGCTGCTGTTGCAGCAGAAAGAACGTCGTTGATCATGCCCAGCAATCCGCTAATCGCAGGCCCAAGAACTTGATCTAGCCCCCTAACAAGAGTCGTGATGTTGTTGACAATCTGACTTATCTGCGACGACACCGTTTGCCCCATGATGTCCGCAGCATCACCAGCAGCACCCGTTGCGTTCTTTTGGTTGTCTAGGTTTTTGTTGAACGTGACAAGATCGTCATTGATCAAAGGCATCAATGCTTTCAAAGCATCGACAGACCCGAACAGCTTGGTGATCTCTACCTCGCTGCCGCCTGTTTTCTGAATCACATCCTCTAGGAATCCGCCGAATCCCTTGGTCTTGATAGCAGCACTGCTGAAGTCCAGGCCTAATCGTTTCGCCGCCTTAGCCGCTTCGCTCGTCGGTTTAACAATCGATGCGATGACTTGGTTAATGCCAGAGAACGTACTTTCAACCGGGACACCCTGTGCGGTAACGGTTGAGATTGCGGCGTTCAGCTCGTCAATGCCAACACCAGCAGCAGCTGCAATCGGAGCGACACGACCGATTTGGCTTGCATATTGACCGACAACAATTTTGCCGTCGTTCTGTGTCTGAACGAAGCCGTCAACAATTTTGCTGACGCTATCGGTCGTCAAACCGAAAGCGTTCATCACACTCGTTGCCGCATCAGACACTGTGCCGATGTCGGTCATGCCGCCAACAGCACCAAGCAATGACGCCTCAAGAATCTTGGTGATGTCTGCAGCTTTCCCGAAGCCAGCAGAAGCAACGTCGTAAGAGGCGGCCAACAGCTCATTAGTGCTCGCTAAGCCGCCTGTCCTGGCGACAACACCAACTAGCTGGCCCTCAAGCGTCTTTACATCAACGCCGAGAGTTTTAACGGCAGCTCGCGCCTTGTCTGCCTCAACGAAACCCTTAAATCCTCCAACAACAGCTCCTGCTGCCGTTGCCACTAAGGACAACGGACCCAAAATCCCCTTGACTGCAGCACCTAATGCTTTCGCGCTAACTCCAGCCGCCCCAGCCCCTTGGCTGAAAGCTTTCATTCCTGTGGCTGCCTTTCTCGACGAACCACCGCTGTTTTTTAACGCAACCTCAAGTTTGCGGACCTGCTCCTCAAGTTTCGCGACCTTACGGTTCGCGTCGGCAGTTTCAACCCTAAACCTGAGGACGGATTCAGCCACAAACCACCCAGCGATAAATCAATCTTACCGCCGCCTCAGCTTTGCGCGCTCCATTGTTTTTTCTTGCTCCTCACCCTTGATTTGGAAGTAAGCAGCGAAGTGAACAAGCTCCGCATCGGTCAGTTCCGTGCGAAGCCTGCTGACTGTCATTCCTAATTCGCAGGCCAAGAAGAACTCAAAAAAAGTCCACCTGTCCTGCTTCAGTCGTTTTTTGCGTCGTCGATGTCGCCGCTGTCATCTGCCACGCCGAACAAGAACAACTCAATCTCATTCAGTACAGACTCAGGCAACTGACGCTGAAGTTTCGTCGCGTCTGCGGAGGCGAAAGCCTTTGTGCCGTCTTCTAGTTCAGCGACCTGACACAGCATCTGCGTGCTGATGTCTAACGCTTCCTCGGTCCCAGCGAGGCTCTGAGCTTTCTTGCGGTCTGCTCGGGTAATGGGTTTGAAGTACAGATCGACAATCTTTTTGCCGTCGCCGTTCTTCAATTCAAACTTCCGGCGCTGGTTGAGGTCAAACGCCCCAACCAGCAGATCAACGGTTCGATTTGATGCAGGCATTTAAGCAACACTTTT